AGGACAGTTCAACGCCTGTCCTTTTGAGGTTTGCATTACCTAGGTAACCACCTGCATCCATAATTATTTAATGATACTGCGAAGCATCCAAGCTTGTTTTTGATGTTGGTCTAAAATGTCTTGCAAGAAATTAGAAATAGCAGGTTCACCTGCTTGGTCTGCTGCTACAATACCAGCTCTTAGATGAACGATATAATTGTCATTATCTTTCTTCAAGTCAGCTAACATGGCAAGAGCAGAAGGAATAGAATCTGATTCTTGTACATCAGAAAGTTCCAACATACGAGCAAGACTTGTTGGTGCATAAGAATCCAACATACGAATTTTTTCGGCAATCAAATCTGTATTGCCCCATACTGCCGTATAGAATGCGTTTAGAAAGGCATGATAGTCATTGAAATTTGGACCTTCAATGTTCCAATGATAGGTGTGTGATTTGAAATACAAACCAAAGTTTGTACCCAAAATAACTTTTAGTTGTTGAATTAATTGTTCCATAGTATCCTTATTTATTGTTCTTTAAAAACTTGACTAATTCGGTGGTTGAACCAACGAACACCGCTTTATCAACATTGATATCACCACTTCTTTGTGACTGTGGTGCCAAATCTCTTTTACGCTTTTGGATTTCCATCAAGTCTTTATTTAAATCTGACAAGTTTTTGATTAGATTGGCTGCAACTTCATATGCCCTTGGGTGTTCAGACTCTTTTGCCACATGAAGAATGCCATCAACTGCAAGGTTTCCCTTTTCAATCAATGTACGAATGTTGTCACGGGCAAAATCTGCATCATCATCTACTTTGGTAGTTGGTGTTGCAGGCAGAAGTTCTGTTGAACCAATAGGTTCAACATCTAAAACTTCAGAAAGAGTTTGATTCAATTTGTTCATGTCAATGTATTAGGCCATTCAGTAATTGTATCTGTAAATCCAAACTGGTCATCGGGTGCAGAATTAATTGGGTTTGCTTGCACGATAATTTTGGATGCCAAAAGTTTAGAATTTTCTGTAGATGTTACTTTATATTTAGCATGCGAATAATCACCAGTAACCACATCATTTGCAGATACAAGTTTATTCAAATCACTCAACACCAATATGCCACTTGTTGTGTTACTAAAGTAAACCACTTTACCTGTAATGTCTTTACTTTCGACACGAATGGTTTCACCTGTGGTAAACACATTGTTACCAGTTGCAAAGTTTACATAAACTTTTTGTGAATCACGGGTGTCAGTATCAATGTATATGTTAGATTTTGCAAAACCATATGCAGCAGCTGATGTACTATATGTACCAATTAATCCTTGAGCTGTATTAGATTTAACTGGCGGCCAAATATAGCCTTTAAGTGTGAATGTCAAATCCCATATAATCAAACGGGTAGTTGACATGTCACCCTCATAATCAATACTTGTAGAAACAGAATCTAACTTAATAGGTAAATCATACTTCTGTGACAATGATGGAATAAAATTTACACTTACAGTAAAGTCTGGTGTAAAGAATGGTAAAATTTGTTCAATAATTTGTGTACCATCTTCTGTGTTCCGTACATAGATTGACAATGAAAACTCATAGTCATATGGCACTGGTACATATTGTGTTACTAAGCTATTGTTTGAATCCAAAGCAAAGTTTTGGACAGTAGACATTTTTTTTCTACTTGGGTCATATGCCATACCTGTCATCTCAAACGAGATTCTAGGTACAATTGTTTGAATGGACTTTGTTAAATCGGGGTCACTGGTGATACGAGTAAGGTATTTTTCTTTTGGACCATATGATAATGGCACTTTAAAAATTTGACCAGGATTATTGACATCTTTGTTGTAACGAACAACTTGAATATCATTAAACAAAGAGCCAAACGCCACTACTATTTTGCGAATGGTTCTATTATAAAAGTGTGGTTGACCTAGCATATTTAATCAGTACCAAATGGGTTAGTTTCTGTCCAGTCCATAATGCCATCGGCTTCTGCCTCAATTCTAGCATTATCTACAATGTCTTCGAAGGCAGTATTCATAGTTGCCGTATCAGAAATAGTACTGATAATCCAATTTGAAGAACTTGTATTACCACGTACATTACCGGATACAAACGTACCTTCAACACGAATCAAATCAATATGTGTATTCTTAGTAAATGTGTGAACAATAGCTTGTGCAGAAGCGTTGGCCAAACTATTACCTTGATAAACAATTTCATCATTGACAAAAGTACCAGTACCACTAGTCAAAGTAATGCGTGTTCTTGGATACGCATCTCTAATTTGGTCATCTACTTCTTTAACGCCTGTTGATACCAATTCATTAGAGAATACAAACTGTTTGAGTTTCAATGCATAGACATACACATTAGCACCACGACCTCGGCCTAATGTATAGAACATTGCTTGGTCGTTTTCGTGTTCTACAAAACTAATCTCAAAAAAGTTTTGGACCAAAGGCACATAAATTAAATCACCTTCATGTGGCCTTTTTTGTGGTACAGTTGCGGCAAATCTTCTGCGAGAGACAAGTAGTGTTATCTCATCACGAATTTCTAAACCAAACTTGGAGATAAAATCTCCCTCACCATCCATGCCAGTTACATTTTCCAAATACAGTTCAATTGGATATGCGGCAGTATATTGTTTATTTGAATCTTCACCATAGATATAGTCAACCACATCTCCGCTAGACCTAGGGAGGTAGTATACATCCATGCCATAAATCTTTAAGGCTTCAATCAATAAATCTTCAACGAGCAGTTGCTCGGAAGTTATCTGATTAAGTGGAAATGGATTAAAATAAACATTTGTTGCCATTATTATCCTACAAAAATCTCACTTGGCAAGCTACTCATTGTGTACATTTCTTCTTCAATCTTATGGATTTCTTCTAATGCTTCTTGCATGATTCTAGGACCATCAAGTGTAACTCCACCAGGCATTTGAATGCCAGCAAACTTACTTAGATTAGAACCCCATTGATATTTGATTTTTGCGGTTGCATACTGTTTCAACCAACGGTCATTCCATACATCAGAAAGACCGGCCTTAATTACTGACACACCTGTTTTGTCCGCTGAAATTGGAGTATACAAACTTAATTCAGTTGGTGATAAAATATGATTAACTTGTTTTTCTTCACCACCAATAACGATGATATCATTTTCTAAAATTTCTTGGTCAAATGTTGTACCTGTACCAATCACAGTATTAGATGTGGTATTACAAGTAACTGTACCAGTTAATGTGATAGAGTCTGGTTGTAATTTGCGGTAACATTCAACGATAACATATTCACCCACTTCACGGTCACTTGACCAATCAATGTCTAAGAACAGTTTGTTTTGGTGACGATTGAATCTGAATTGTGGTTTACCAGAGAATAACAAGTTCAATGTTTGAATGTGTTGCATCGTAATTTCATATGACACATACGACACCGATGTGAAGTCATACAAATCATGCAATCGTAATTGATAACGCAAGTCGAACATGTTGATTGATGAATTAGAATCATCAAATGGGAATACATTGGTCACAAAAGTAACCGCATCTGGACAATAAATCCAACGGCGATTAATATCTTCCGCAGTAATACGGTGCTTCATGTAAATCTTTTCAGTACCATCAAAGTGGTAGTCATTGAAGAATGCTAATGCATCATCAATTCGGTCATCAACTTGGTCATCATCTACGTTAATCTCGATAACAGGAAAACCTAGTCTACGTAGGCAGTAAGTCTTAAACTCGGCTCTTGTGGTTGGTTTTGCCATATTTTTATCCTAAAGCGATTGCGAATGCAAGAGCATCACCTGAAGCTGTTGCAACAGAAGATGTAACATTAGCTTGTGTTGCTAATGGAATACCGCCCGCAGTTGATCCATCATGGACAACCAATGTTTTTTTATCTGTATCTATGGTAATTTCAGCAACAGCACCAGTAAATGTACTAGTCTGTGATGTATTACCTCGTCTTAGTTGAACTTGTGTAGCCATAGTAGTTATTTATAATGTGCCATAGTCGTAAATTACATTCGTAGAATCAGTTACAAAACCATAGTCAGCTGTAGTGAAAGTAAATCCGGCGGGAACACTTACAATAATTTTTTTGGCAGACACATTTGAAGAAACTGATATACCTGATTCTCCAACTATCTGTAAAGAATCATTTGAGCTGGTTGCAAGAATTGTTCCTACATTGGCAATAATTTGGCCAAAAGAATTTCCACCGCCACCACCTGTATTTGCGGCATTAAAAGCTGCATTTGCATGTATGAATGATGCATTAGCAGTATTTCTTGCTACTTGGTCTGTAGTTCCACCACCAGAACCTGCGTTGGCAGTATACTGTTTTGAACCATCTGAGAATTCAATGTAACCACCACTATTTGCCACAAAAACATTTGAATAAATTGTGTTTGCGCCAGATATTACACCACCTGAACCAATTGTAATCGTTGATGTAATATTTAAAGAAGGTATTGATGCAGTCGTAAGGACAGTTAAGTTACCAGTAATAGTTAAGTTACCAGTAACCGAACCACCAGATTGAACATTTAATGAATTGTTTGCTCTTGAGAACGCAGCTGTAATGGAATTGTTCTGAGTTATATCTATTGCAGTAGCCGCATTAGCTGCGGCAAAAGCTGCTGTTATGTTTGCATTTGCTGTATCTACATATGATTGTAATAAACTAATATTTGCATTTGCACTTGTAACATAAGTTTGAATTATGTTTGCAGTATTGAATGCGCTGTCGGCATGATTAAAAGCAAGTGTCGTATTAGCGGCAACAAATGAAGCGGGCTGTTGTATAACAATATTACCAACCATGCCACCATGAATTTGGCATTGATAGACATAAGTTCTGCCAATTAAAGAGAATGGAACTTTCCAAAATAATACACCCGATACTTTTCCTTGTGCATCGGCACCAGATGATACAACACCTGTACTTGATATGTGTGTTAGGCCAGCAGATGTATTAGCACCACCAGATGATTCCCGAATTAAAAATGGATGGCCAGATACATTAAGATTAAATGATAATGTTTCGCCAGCACCAACATATAACGATGGATTATCACCGGAGTATTGGTCGAAAAGATAGGAACTTGCGCCGCTATTTGTTACTGAAAGTTGAGTAATACCTTCATGTAAATTAGCATTGCCAAAATAATTATTACCTGATACAACAATATTTTTTGCACTTAAAATATTTGTTGTTTTATTAAAAGTTAAATCTGCATCTGAGCCAACAACTCCAGAATCATTGAACTGTAGCTCAGTATCAAGTCCTGATGGACCTGGATAAGGATTGAATGCAGTTACAACACCAAGTGGTGTGGAATAAAACAACTTCCCATCTCTACTGTTAATAGAGATTTCACCATTGGCCAACGAAGCAGGCACATTGCCTGTTACTGTTGAATGTTTTAACTGAATTATTGTATTAGCCATTAGAATGAACTGCCGTTATCTGCCTCTATTTTGAAAAGGTTCATCGGTGCGGGTTCTTCTATAGCAACAGGCGCAGGTATTAAGGCAACTGCTTTCTCTGGATTAATTTTCTTCAGCTTGGACATAGGTGCAATTTCTTCTAGTTTACTGATGTATTCATTCAACTTAGAAATCTCTCCTTCTTTTTCTTCCAACTGTACTTTTAATCCTGCACTTTTTTTCATTTCATCATTCAGAGCAGTTTGTATTCTGGTCTTTTCCTGATGAGCCGAAGTGTTGTTAGTTGCCCTTTGTTTGTACGATTCAATTTCCGCTAATTGGCCTTGAACCGAATTCCATTGGTTAACAACTTCATTATATCTTGCCTCTAACTCTGCTCTTTGTTTACCAGTATCTTCAGTTAATTTTAACTGAGTCTGGAACATAAAGTTCTGCTTGATTATCGTCATCAGATTTTCAAGCAGAATCTCCTGATATGCATTCGAAAACTCTACACTCATAACAATTCCTTTTCACAATAAATTTAGAATGTTCCGCCCTGTAAATGTGAGAATGCTGGAACACCTGAGTTATTTATTGTCAGTATATGGCCTTCTGTTGAAGACGATGCTGTTTGTATTGCAGCGGTACCTTGACCTAACAAGACACCATTTACTGTATGTGTACCAACTCCTGTACCACCACGCTCTACAGTTAATGTACCTGATGTGATTGCACCAGCACCAATTGCAATTGCAGTTGAGTTTGCAGAACTGATACGACCATTGGCTTCAACTTTAAATGCAGAAACATAAGCCGCATTACCATAATCAGCGGATGAGATATTAACATTTGTAACATCATTATTTGCCTGATTAAAAGCAGCAGCAATGGAATTGTTCTGAGTAAGGTTAATTGCCGACTGTACTGTAACTGCGGTATTACCTGCTAAGAAAGCAGCATCAGCTGTATTCTGTGCATTAGTAATATTAGTATTCTGAGTTGCATCAGTCGCAGCTGATAGTGTAGCGGCTGAATTAGCTGCTAAGAATGCAGCTGTCGCAGTATTTGTTACCGTTGTGATGTTAGTGTTTTGTGTATCATTAACAGCTGCATCAGCAAGAACAAAATAATAACTACCATCATTTGTTGCGGTCCACTTATCACTTGATTCGTTCCACAATAATGAAACATTAGCAGAAGATCCACGATTGATTTCAAAACCAGCGTTTTCTGTTGGCGCTAATCCAGATGGTATCTCAGCATTAAGAGTAATAATATTATCACCAAGTAGAACATTGGTTGTATTAGCATATGTTGTTAAGCCACTAACTGTCAAGTTACCAGCAATAACCAAATCAGCAGTAATTGTACCACCAACCTTAGGTAACGCATTATTAGCAGTTGTAAAAGCAGCTGCAGCTGTATTTGTTACATCCGTAATATTAGTATTTTGTGTAGCATTAATTCCAGCTTGCAATGTTGCAGCTGTATTACCTGATAAGAAAGCGGCATCACCAGTATTCTGTGCATTGGTAATGTTGGTATTCTGTGTTGCATTGATACCAGATTGTAATGTTGCAGCGGAGTTCGCAGAATCAAAAGCCGCATTTGCTTGTGTAAAAGCTGCTTGAGCAAATGTTGAAGTACCTGCTGCATTCGCAGTCGTAAAGGCTGCATTAACTAAGTTAAAAATGTTTTCTTGTTGGTCAATAAAGAACTTACCACCAATTGCAATAGACCCTGTGCCTGCTGGTGAACCAATGAACAACGTATTACTTGTATATGAATATGCTGGTTCAGCAACATTTAGTGAACTAGGTGTTGCCGTTATTGTTGAGAATTTTAGTTGAATTACGGTATTGGCCATTAAAAGGAGCCTCCAGTTATTTGAGTTATTTGTCCAGTTACATCTGCAGCAGGTGATGCTTCAAATTTACTTGTATCAGAATTATAGATGAGTGTATATCCATCTTGTACACCAGTAGTTGTTATGCCATCTATCTGGTTAATACTCACATCAGGTTTTGGTGCAAAGTTTTGTGCGACAATAGTGGATTTATTTGGTTGAGTAATAGTTGCTCGACCAATACCAGTTGTAACATTGATTTTAGCTGTGATTGCCATTATATCTGCGTTACTCCAGGCAACACAACAACAATGCCTTCAATCACCCTTGTTTTAATCGAAGCGGGAGAAGTAATAACAAGGTCGTATAGATATCTGCCAGGTGACATGTTAGCTGTGTTAGCCGCAGTCATGGAAATAGTAACCTCACCGTTTGCAACACCAGTTACAGTAGCGGTGAAATTAGTTGCAGTTGTTGAGTAATAAGATTTTCTTATCTGAGATGCAGCTGAATAACCGGATAGGTTGATTGCTGTGCCACTAGAATCCTCTACATTGACTGTCGTAGAGAAATTAGCATACTGCTCTAAGTTTAATTCTGAAAATGCAGCCAAGTTTAACTCCCAATTTGATTACCTATTTAGTCAAACTGGGAGTTTAGAATTGGAATTAAGGTGCGGAGATGGTAACAAAAGCCGCAGTTGGCGGTGTGAAGTTTGCTGTGTATCGGGCATAACCTCTGGTGATGCGTAAGTCATCTATGTAACCATTAAATTTCCACGCATTAGTTGTCTGTCGGTTATCTGTTGCAGTTCCAACTATTGCAGTTTTATCAGTTAATGCTGTTGCATAAGTGTATGTTCCAACGCTTGTACCATCCACATACATTGTGATTGTTGAGCCTGACCTTACTAATGCCACATGATACCAAGTAGATAAAGAATAAGCAGTTGCAGACGTAATTCTGTCACTACTATTAAGGTACATGATTAAATTGCCAGCATCGTTAAAATATAAAACTACTCCTGTAGTAGAAAACCAAGCATCTCTTGTATCAAAAATTACATGAGCACCACTAGACCAATTAAGTGAGTACACCCACGCTTCAATAGTAAAATTGCCGCCTAAACCTTGGAAGCCATTGCCAACAAGGTAATCACCTGTTCCATCAAAATACATTGACCCTGTTCCATACTTCACCACGCTTGTAGAAATCTGTGCGTTACCCACAGTTTCTAAGTTGTTCATCATAGCGTTGTCAAAGATTGCTGCGTTTTGGAATTTAAGTAACACCGATGTATTACTGATTGCAGTCAATGGTGCAGTCGGTGGTGTAAATGCTGAAGTCTGCAAAGCAGTACCAACAAGCACTCGCATATCAGTTATGTAACCATTAAATGGTCTAGTTCCTTCTTGTTTCTGACCAATTCTAAAAGCAGAGATAACATTGTTTTGCAATAAATTTGTTGAAGTTGCTTGCAAAACTCCGTTGTAAAACAATCTGTATGTGGTTCCGTCAAAAGACAATAGCAAATGAGTCCATTGGTTTACTGTAGGCGCTGATGTGCTAATCGTGTTAATAAGTCCATCACCAACATACAAAGTAGTACTTAAAGTTTCAAAATAAAAATTATTATCTGTGTTGGAGTTAATCCAAGTTACCGTGTTATTAGAAATTGGGTAAGTCCAAAATTCAACAGTAAATGTGCTTCTTGGATTAAAACTTCCAGTACCCGATGTAACCAAATAGTCACCAGTACCATCAAAGTACCCTGACCCACCAATCACGCTTGTGGAGTAGGCAGTAGCAGTACCAAATGGGTTAAATCGTTGAACGCTTGTGTTGCCATTTATTGTGACAGCGGCATCATTTGTGCTTTTATCAACAAAACGATTTGATTGGCAAGTCAGTATTGCGGTGTTTGTTATTGCAGTAAGCGGGGTGGTGCTTGGTGTGAAGTTGCTTGTGTAAACAGCAGTACCATTTACAACACGCAGATTGCTGATGTAACCGGGAAAATAGTATTCAAAGTTTGTGTAACCAATACTTCCAACCCTAAAAGGCGCAGATGTATTTTGAGAATTAGTTGCGTCTGTGCCACTACCAATGCTTGTGCCATTTACATACAAAGTGACAGTCGTTCCATTTCTAACTGCCGCAACATGATACCAAGTGTTAAGTGCAAATGAGTAGCTTGCGGTAGTAGTTACAGCAGTGCTGTCATTTGAATAAGTTTGCCACATTAGTTCTGTATAAGAATTTGATGTTCCATTAACTATAAGCCTATAACTAACACTACCATTTGTTCCTTCTTTTGCGCCAACAGTTGCAACATATTGCGCTGGGCTACCATATGCAGAAGAATAAGCGGTTAAGTTTATCCATGCTTCAAAAGTAAAACTATTTGTGCCTATTTCAAGCCCTGCGTTATCAGCAAAAAGCAGGAAGTCACCACTGCCATCAAAGAAATTAGACCAATTAGACCCATAAGGAGAAAAAGAACCTTGGGTGGTATTGCCATTGCGGGTAATAGTGAAGTTGTTTGTACTGCCGTCCAAGAATGTATTGTTCTGTGCAGCATTGGTGCCATCACCTTGTAATAATAAAGTTACATAATTAAAATATGCATCAACAGCTATAGCAATTGCTGACAGTCTTTTACGAGCCGCAGTTTTTAATGGGCCAGTATATTTTCTAAGAAATGGCATAATTAAAAGAAGCTTTGTACAGATGCAAACACGTTATATGTTGGTGTTGCAGCAGTTTTAATAACAGTAAAGGAATAAATGTCTGTGTTTGCCGATGCGGCACCAAGTGGTGCACCGCCTGCCCATTTTACAGTTGTTGCACTACCATCAATTTGATATGCACTAATGTATTTTGGAGTAGAACTATTTGGATTAATAATAGTAAACGATGCAGTATTACCCACTGGCATACCAGCAAGACCTGTAAAGTTAACTGTACTGTTTGCAGATGAGTTAGCAGTAAACACTACAAGTGGTTGTGCCACATTGATAGTTGTGTTAGCACCCATCAAGGTAGTCACGTTGGCTGTTTCAAATACTGTACTGAGGAAACTAGTTGCACCAGATAGGTTAACATTGCCTGTTGTTATTGTAGTAGCAAGTTTATCACCTGTTACAGCTCCTGCTGCTAGTTCAGAAGTATTGATTGAGCCATCCGCAATTGCTGCTGTAGTTATAGCGTTAGCGGCAATGAGTGCGCCAGTGATTGTGTTGTTTGCGATATCAGCAAATGTAATTTCACCATTAGCAATGAGTGCTGATGAGATTACATTCGATGTGATACTTGCTGCTGTGATTTTTGAGAGTGCCATAATTCTTATTATGTTATTGGTTGGTTACTATATTTAGTTAGAAAGTAATTGAACCAGATGAAGTAAATGAGTATATTCTAAAACCGCCACTCACAGTATATGTTGCTGATGTAAATTTAGCAGGACCAAAAATGTCAGGGTAGCGGATGATTACGATACCGCTACCGCCATTAGCACCAGTATCAGAAGATGGGCCGTAAGTACCGCAACCACCTCCACCCCCGCCAGTATTAGCGGTTCCTGCAACTGGACTTGCCGCACTACCTCCACCCGCACCGCCGCCGCCTACACCGCCAGAAGACACAGTAGAAAGTCTATCTCCACCACCTCCACCGCCAGCATAAGTTGTAACTGTTCCAGAAATAGAAGAAGCAATACCCGCTCCTCCGTTGCCGCCAACTGTGCTGGTTCCAGCAAGCCCTACAGTTCCAGCACCACCACCACCGCCCCCGCCAGTATTAAGCGTGGTAGAACCGCCGCCGCCAGCATTACCTTGCCCAGAAGTG